GTGGGTCAGCGTTGGCGCGGTTGGTATGTCGGCAGCGACGGCAAGCAACGCACCCAAAGGTTCCGGACCGAACAGGAAGCCGAGCGCTGGGTTAATCGCGAACGCGGCAAGGTTACAACTGCCACGTGGGTGAATCCTGACCTTGGCACCGAACCGTTCGGAGTTGTTGCGGAGCGTTGGTTTACGGGGAAGGGGCACCGCAAACCCAAGACCACGGCGGGGTACCGCTCCCTCTTGGACACCCTGATACTCCCCAAATGGAAAAACGTGCCCCTGAGGGAGATTAGCTACGCCGACTATCATTCCTGGCTCGGCGGGCTTTCTACCGACCCAGAGCGCCCGTTGTCGGCGTCACGGATACGCCAGGCGCACCAGCTCGCCGGAGCCGTCATGAAGTTCGCGGCCAAGTCAGGCCTCATCGCCACCAATGTGGTTGCCACCCTTGAATCCGACGACCTTCCCCGGCGCACAGAACGGGAGCGGCGGTATCTGACTCATGCCGAACTGTTGGCGCTGGCCAAAGCGACGGGGCGATTCGAGACGCTGACCCTAGTCCTCGGTTATGGCGGCCTGCGATTCGGCGAAGCCGTGGCGCTAAGGCGAAAACACGTGGGAGATGGCGAGTTGGTCATACGGGCATCTGTGTCCGGTGTCACCAAAAAGGGGTTGGTCGAGACGACGACGAAAAGCGGCCGCACCCGGCATGTCCCGATACCCGCACCAGTCTGGGAATTACTCAAAGACAATTTGCCTAACGACCCCGAAGCGCTAGTGTTTCCGGGACGGAAAGGTGATTTTCTAACTGTCGGCGAGTACCGATGGGCGTTCGATAACGCGTGCAAAGAGGTCGGCATCACTAATCTTGTGCCGCATGGACTTAGACACACCACTGCCTCACTCGCAATCAGCGCGGGTGCGAATGTGAAGGTGGTTCAACGGTTACTCGGACACGCATCGGCTGCAATGACATTAGACCTTTATGGACATTTGCTGAGTGACGACTTAGCTTCCGTCGCCACGGCTTTGGGTGACGCAATCAAGGCCGCTCAGAATGTCTCAAAATAGGGAATGGGTCATGGGGCAATGGCACTTAGACTTGGTTGGCAGGGAGCGGTGAGATGGTGCCGCTCATGACAGCCGAGGACGAACATGCAACGACTCACTACTGCCGAAGCGGCAGAATATCTACACCTCCCAGAGGCAACCCTGAGGTGGTGGCGCCATCAGGGACTTGGCCCCAAGAGCTACCGGCTCGGTGGGAGACGGGTGTTCTACGACTTCAGCGACCTTGTGCAATGGTCCGAGGAGCAGAAGATCACCAGTGCGGTCGGCGGCGGTGAGTGGTGACTGCCGCCGAGGGCCACTACGGTTGGACTGAGCTGCTAGGTGCCGATCCGAGAAAGTTAGTCGCGATGGCAAGACAACGCGAATCGGAATTCGCACTCGAACCGGCGAGAGACGACCACCGCAGCGTCATAAATATGCTGCGCCACGACTTCACCAACTACGACGGAAACGTCTACAGATCCGTGACGGATCGCCTGTACGAGGAAATACTGGACGCCATCGCTAGAGATTTTCCATGGCTTGCTCACCAGTGCGCGTACGACAAAGCCGGACACCCGCAGCGCGTTCCGTCGTGGGTAGCGGCCCGCCGGTCTGCTCACCGCGAGGCGCAAGCGCGGCAGCAAAGAGCGCGGGAAATGGTCAAGCATCTTCACATTGGTAAGCGGGTGATGGTGAGTTGGCGCGGGTCTCGCGAGGCCACGATAATCGAGATTCGGCGAACCCAAGTCAGAGCCGCATTCACTCTGCCAAATGGCAACCGGCATGTAATCACACGCAGCGCTCACGAGGTTCAACCTATTCCTCTCCCCTAGTTCATCTGAATTGAGACTGTCCCACTTTTGAGAATGCTGGTGACAGGCCATGCAACTGGCCTCACAATTGGCACATGACCACAAACATGCAAGAGAATCAGGATAGCCCGTGGGCTTAGATGACATCCGCGAAGATCTCACCGAAAAGGAGTGGCGTTTTCTGCGGAGATTCAAGCAACGCCTCATCGACAACTACGGCTTTACCTCCGATGACGCCGACCACGAGGCCTATTGGGTGGGCAGTCACTTCGAGTCACTAAGAGCATGACCCCATCCCATAAACAGTGCACCACCATTCACTGTTTGAGTAGGTTAAAACAGTGCACCACGAAGCGCAAAACAGTGCACCGTAGTGTCCGAAAACAGTGCACCGCCGTTCACCCCATCAGATCATTAACAAATCATTATCAAATCAGCGAATTTTCTCGAAAACCGCCTCAAATGCCCCTCAAACGCCTTCTATGGCGCATCGGGGCTAAAACCCCGTCAAACCCGTCAAAGGGTCTTGAGCGCGGACTTGGGAGGGCAATGCGATAGTTCTCGATGTTGCGCAGTAGCGTGGCCGAGTTGCTAGCAGGGGCGCTTCGCGCGGCAGGGAGGAGAAGAGGCAATAGGGGATAGAATGGACTTTACGACCCCCATTGCGATTCCCGTGATATCATATAAACGAAGGGAATAATCCCATTTCTTCGCTAATCTGCGAATTTCGGAGCAGAACATGGAACGTGCGATATACCTGCGACTACCGGCATGGATGGATGAGTCCATTCGCGAACGGGCCAAAGGGCTGGAAATGACCCCACAAGCCTTTTTGCGAACCATGCTGGCCGACCGGCTATTAAGACATCAGGTCAAGTCGAATCTGATTGTCGGTTACGATGGATAAATTCGCGTACCTCAAAAGCCTGAGAGGTAGGACAATTCCCCCATCCGCCTACCGGGTTCTGGTTGAGATGTGGAACTACTCCGACGAAAACGGCCGCAACGCATATCCGGGAGCCGAACGCCTCAGTGAGGATACGGGCCTAACCGTGAGGGCAGTCCGGAAGCAACTCGCCTGGCTTGAGGAGATGGGATATCTGATCAAGGAAAAGGGGGGCGGTCGCGGGCGGGCAACCGTGTATTCCCTGGCCCTCCCCGGCGAGCAAGCTCCAACTTTGAAAAATCCCGCAGGCCGCGAAATCCGCGTCTCAGATGGCACCGGGCCGGAAAACGCATTGTGGCCGGTCGCCAACGACCCTGACGACAATTGTCCCGGATGCGGAAAAGCACTTGAGATTGATTACCGCGACATCCACAAAGGCCTAAATCCGGTGGGCATCCGATACATATCAACGGGTGCCGGCTGGCACGAGAACTGCCACCGCAACACCCGGCCTAATTCTCTGCCGATGGAGGGCCAACTTGCAGCTGCTCTCCAATAGGGACACAGAAAGATTTGCGCTGTTGCTTTTTGTCGCGCACATGACGGACGACCGTGACGAGCGGGATTTGTACCGGGAGCATGTCCGGAAAATTTGCGGTGTTTGCGATGACGGATTCGCCCTGGCCGATGCGCTTGCGCGATTCGCTGCCGTCGCGTACGAGGGCGAAGAGTTGCGTGAGGAATGCCGGGCGGCGCTTTTGCGGATGATTGAACGGCGGACCGATTGGTTTGACGAATGAGCCAAGCGTTAGATGTAATCCTTTTGAAGGAAATCGGCCTTTCCAGCATTGTCATGGATGGCGAGCCGGTGCACCTGTTGCATGTTCGCAATTTGAGGGGTGACAGCGCGACATTTGCATTAGGCCAAGAGCATTTATCGGCGCTGATTCTCCGGGCGCAGGAATGCTTAACAAAGGGCATAGAATACGAGTTCGAAAACTGAGCCTTCCCGAGCCACCCTGGATTGCCAGGGTGCCCAGACAGAAGGACCGGCCGCACCTTCCGTCATCGGCATCAAGCTATCCGGGCGGCAACGCTACCTGCGATAAGCGGCGGCTTGTACTTTCCTCATCCCGCCACTGCGACGTGTGCGGCTGTCTTATTAATGGGCCGGTATATCAGATTTTCGCCGGTCCACTCGGAAACCCGGACTTGGGGTCGCACCTCAGGCATGGGGCGGTGTACACAACTGCGTTGTTCGGACCCCTGCATAAATCGTGCGCGGTGTATTCCACCTCGGCATGTCGATACCTGCGATACCCAAAGTCGAGAAGGCGATTCACGTCGGCCGGGAAGAAATTGGACTCGATTGTGCATCGTGGCGCGGCCGGGATAGTCGGATTTCGGAGATTCGGAATCCTCCCCGAAAGCACCAAGACTTTCGCGTTTTGGGGTGAGTGCGAAGTTCTGCCTTACGAGAGCTGGAAGGATTTCGCGGCCACATTTGACGAGATCGTTGACGGCGAGAATATTGACATTTCCACACGCATGTACTGGCCACCAGATCAAGACCTAGAGGAACGCTGGCGCTCTGCACGGGCGAAGATAGGCCGCACGTCGCTGGGCAATTGGGCAGCCAACAACGTCTACATCGGTGGCATTCGATATGGAATCCGCGAGATCCGATGAAGCCTTGCCTCATTTGCGGCACACCGACACTCAATAGCCGGTGTGGCAACTGCAAGCCCAAATACCGCAAGGCCCCGAACCCTGTTCACGCCTCCTGGCGCTGGAGACAACTCAGCAAGTCGGTACGCAGAGCATCTCCCATCTGCGAGCGATGCGGCAGTACAACACGGCTCACTGCTGAGCACGTCCACCCAGTAAGGGAACGCCCCGACCTTGCCTACGTGCGCGAGAACATCGCCGTCCTGTGCAACGCGTGCAACGCCTCCCGAAAGCCGTGGCCACAATGGCGCCAGCAAACTGTCTTGGATGCCATCGAGGCACGCAAGCAGCGACAGGCTAAATCCCGCTGACCTGGGCTTTTGCAAACTCCATGAAACGCCCCGCATTTCCGCAGGTCACAGCCTCGCGGATGGGCTGAACTCCAGCAGGATTAAGCCGACCAGACCGTATACCCCCGGCAAACGGCGACCAACATCAGCCATATTAGGCCTTTGACCTGCACTTATATGTAATGCTGCGAGGGTGGGGGGTAGGGGTATAGGGTGGTCCACTCGACGGTACGGCTGAAGCTCGGAGCTGTTCTTTAACAGCAAAATAGCAGGTCAGCACAGCAAACTTGTTTAATTTCACTGCCAATTTCCAAAAAAGAAGCTAATTATGCGCCTCAAGCCCGTGGATGCCTCGCCATTACCCTGGCGCCCACGTGGCACGGAATCCGAGCGATTCAGACAATTCTGCAAACGGTTCTTAAAAGTGCCGAAGGGACACAACGCCGGCAAGCCGGTAATCCTGCGCGATTGGCAAATTGATCTCGTTTCCTCGGTAATGGACGCAGATCCTAGGCCCCGTTTGGCGGGTTGGATGATCGGTCGCGGAAACGGCAAATCCTCTTTGCTGGCATGTTGGGCCCTCTACGAACTATTTACAGGCCCCGACGGGGGTCACATCGTTGTGTGCGCCCGCAACCAAAAACAGGCAACAATCCTGTTCAACGTCGCCAGGATGATGGTCCAGCGGAGCCCGGAGTTGTATTCACGCTGCCAGGTAATGAAGGAATCCGTCTACTACCCCCGCACCCTCTCGACCCTGGAAGCAATGCCCTCAGAGGCCGAGAGCTTAGAGGGGTTGGACTTCTCCCTAGCCCTGGTGGACGAATTGCAGGTGGTACCCCAGGAGACGGTTTCAACGCTGATGCTGGCTCAGGGAAAAAGGCCCATCAGCACATTAGTCGGGATCGGTAATCCCCCAGCTGAAATGCAGGACTCGCCACTGGTCACTTGGCGGAATCTTCACCGGGAGCTGGGGGACGACTTCATTACCTGGCGCGAATTCTCCGCGGACGAATTCCAACACCACGACATGCTCTGTGACCATTGCATCGAATTATCAAATCCCGCGTATGGCGATTTTTTGTCGATCGACGTTTTCGAGCGCGACGCCCGCACCGTGCCCGAGAACGACTATCGGAGAAAGCGCCTGTGCCAATTCGTCGAGTCCAACGAGTCACCATTCCTGACAGCGGACGCTTGGGACGACCTTTCCACGGGTGAAGCGATTAAAAACGGCACAGAAGTTGTGCTCTCCCTGGACGGCAGTTTCGGCGGCAGCGCAGCGGACTCGACAGCATTGGTGGTAGGCACCGTCTCGGCCACTCCCCATTTTGATCTGTTGAACATCTGGGAGGGCGACGGCTCGCCTGATTTCAGGATTGATGTTTTGGCAGTCGAGGACGCCATTAGACAGGCGTGCAGAAAATACAATGTGCGCGAATTGGTTGCTGACCCTTTTAGGTGGAATCGGACCCTGCAAGTATTAGCCCAGGAAAATATTCCCGTTGCCGAATTTCCGTGGTCCCCGAGTAGGGCCACCAAAGCTGTCGCCGATGTCTATTCAGCCGCCATGAACAAGAACTTCACCCATTCCGGGAATGACAATTTAAGGCGGCATGTATTGGCCGCGAAACTGATCGAAACAAACAGTGGAATCACCATTGATAAATCGTCCCGCCGCCGCAAGTCCGCGAAGATAGACGCCATAGCCGCGTTGATTATGTGCAACTCGCGCTGTGTGTGGTTAGGGACACAACGACCCAAAAAGAATAGAGCCTGGGCCTTTAGATGACCAGCGATAATCTCGTTGAACTGATCCAAACATTAGACGCGCCGCAACACCGATACTGCGAACTTGAACGTTACTACACCGGCACGCAACAGCTCGCATTCTTGGCGCCCGAACAGCGCACAGCATTAGGTGACCGTCTAGGGAGAATGTGTAGCAACATCCCCCGATTAGCAGTCACATCTTTGGCCGAGAGATTGCGTATCACCGGGTTCACTGGCGACGACCAAATTTGGTCAGATTGGCTCAGGAACGATTTAGAGATAGCTTCGGCCGCTGCGCACCGCGAAGCTTTACTATTCGGGGCTTCGTATGTGATCGTTTGGTCGGATAAAGCCGATAATCCATCCGCAACGGTGGAGTCGGCGAAACAGGTCGCAGTCATCACCGACCCTGCTACCAGGGAAGTCACGAGCGCCGTCAAACGATGGCGCACCAAGACCGAAACCCACGCGATGGCATATTTCCCCGACAGAATTGAACATTGGCGGGCAAAAACTCCCGGCGCGGCGACCGCAGGATTCGACCTGATCGAGGAAATCCCCAATCCCTTGGGCGTGGTGCCGGTTGTTCCGATTGTGAATTCAGACCGTATTTTGGGCTGTGGGGCGTCGGAGATAGATGATTTGGCCCCACTTTGTGATGCCCTCAACAAAATCTTAGCCGACATGTTGGTCTCCTCGGAATTCACCGGAATGCCGCGCCGTTATGCCACCGGCCTAATACCCATTGAAAAGCCACTATTGGATTCCGACGGGCTGCCGGTTTTGGATGGCAACGGAAACCCGCAGGTCGAATTGGCCAACCCCCTAACTGACGACGTTACCCGTGCATGGATTGCGGAGGACCCTGCGGCCAAATTCGGCTCGCTGCCCGCTGGGGATTTGGCAGGCTATGAATCCGCCGTCAGAATCCTGCTGACACAGATTCAGGCCGTCTCCGCACTTCCCGGATCGATGCTGGGGGTGTTGGCGGACCAGCCCACCAGCGCCGAGGCACTACTTGCGGGTGAGTCCGGTCTGACCTCGAAAGCCGAAGCTCGGCAACAGATTTTCGGCAAGTCGTGGTCGCAGGTCGGCCGATTGATGGTTGCCGTCCGCAACCGCGTCCAACCGTCCAATGTGCCCGAAATACAGGTTGTGTGGTGCAACCCCGGAACAGCCTCAACAGCGGCAGAAGCTGATGCTGCGGTCAAATATTTCACCAGTGGCTTGTTAAGCCGCCGAACCACCCTAGCCAGACTGGGTTTCAGCGCTGATCAAATCGAGGCCGAATTAGCCCAGTTGGAACAAGACGCCGCCATTTCGGCAGACATTAAATTCGGCCGGTACATTTCCGGCCTGAGCGATAGGTAGTCGCATGGACGATCAGGAATCAACGCAGAACGACGAAAACATGCCTCCTAATACGGAAGTGGCCGCGACGGAGGAAAATGCGCCAGAAACGCAATCAGGCGGCAATAACGACGAAACCGCTGGTGACACATTCCCGCGCTCATATGTCGAGGATCTGCGCAAGGAATCCGCTGGTTATAGGGACCGCGCCAAGCAAGCCGAAGACCGCGCCGACGCACTGGCAAAACAGCTGCACGCCGAACTGGTGAAGGCAACCGGAAAGCTTGAAAATCCCGCCGATCTTCCCTTCGATTCCAGCCACATAGAACACCCCGAAAAGCTTGCGGAAGCCATCGACGCGCTACTTGCTGACCGCCCGTACTTCGCAAAAAGGAAAATCGCGGGAGACATCGGGCAGGGAAATAGAGGGACGGCGGAACCCGTCAGTCTTTTGGGCCTCTTAAAAGGCGCAATCTGATAAAATCAATATAGAGCCTGGTGCTCGCAAACTCTCTGGCCTGGTGCCATTCTGACAGTCCCGGTGACGTGTCTTCTCCCCATTCAACTTTCCTATTTTAGGATCCCATTGTCTATTGAAGTTACTTCTGGCAATTCCGCGATTCTCCAGTCGCAGATTGCGCAGCTATTGGTTCAGCCCCTAGAACAGGGGTCGACATTTCTGGCCGCAGGGCCGACAATTCTCGACTCCGCTAGCCCGGTCCGTATCCCCCGCATCGCCTCGGGCGTGACCGCCGGATTCGTCGCCGAGGGCTCGCAAATCAGCGACGGCGATGTGACTCTCGATGAGATCGACCTGCTGCCGTCCACGCTGAAATCACTGAAGGTTCTTGTCCGCGTCTCGAATGAGCTTGTGAGGCAGTCCGTCATTGGCTTGGACGCGGTATTGCAGCAACGCCTGATCACCGATGTTTCTAACGCCCTAGATGCCGCCCTGTGGGACGGCACGGGCACGTCAAACACTATTAAGGGCATTCTGCGGGCAAGCTCGATTGCCACCGGCACGCTTGATCTAACCGACGCCGACAGCTTGATTGACGGCCTGGCGACCGCGATGGGCAACAAGGTCAGTCCTACACATTGGGTGATGACCAGTTCATCCTTCGCCACCCTACGCAAGCTGAAGATCGCCAACCCCGGCGAAACATCCGATCAGGACTTCCGCCAGTACCTGTTCGATCCGAGCACCATTCAGGGCGGCACCGCCTTCCAGATTTTCGGTCTGCCGGTCATCATCACCGACAACATTCCCGCCGTCTCCACGAAAAACCGTGTGGCACTTGTGGATTTCTCCAAGGTTGTCGTTGTGCGCGACGTGGACGCCGAAGTGAAGATTCTGGACCAGACCTGGGGCGACTACGACTCTGTTGGTATCCGCGTTGTAACCCGTTACGACACAGGGCTTTTGCAACCTGAGGCTGTAACACTTTTGACTGAGGCCTAAATGGCTGCACCAACGGCGTCGGACCTTTCGGCGTTCCTAGGTCCGCGCCAAACGGTTGACACCGCCCAGGCGAATGCAGTTCTCTCTGTAGTGACCTCGATGGCTTCCGCCTACACACGTGGCCTCGGATTCACCGATGGCGTGCCCAATAGCGACATTGAGAGCGTAATCGTCTGCGCCGCAGCGCGTTTGCTCGCGCACAGTCGTCAGGTATCAGTAGGCGAAACCTACGGCCCCAACAGTGCCAACTATGCCGCCGCACCCTTCGCATGGTCTGTCAGTGAGCTGCTGGTCCTTCAGCGTTATCGAGTGGTGGCGATCTGATAGAAAACTCATCCTAGGGGCCGCCTTTCCCCTGGGGTTGACGCTCCCCCCGGTTTGTTGCTTTTGTCCGGGGGTTGAGCAAAACTTTCCGCTGGTTTTTCGCCTGTAGTTGGCCCAGCGGGATCGCACGGGAAACACGTATGTAGGGCGCAGTCCGTGCAAAAGAGAACACCCCCCGTTTTCAGCCATTTAGCGGGGGGTGTTCCTCTTTAAAGGGTTTAGTACGCCTACAGGCGCTCAACTTCGTCCGCAGCCCTCAGGAGGTCCGCCGCAACCTGCCGCGCGCCAGCGGGATCAAGGCCGCCAAACTGCTTATCAATCTCCACCCACACGTTTGGCTCAAGGATGCGCCCGTCCTCGCTCTGGAAAGCGCCGACGGACACACGGACAGCTGCGCCGTGCTCGATGCCAAAGAGCGAGCGGGTCCACGAGCCGTCCTCATCATCCTCCCAAACACCCCCCTCGGCGAAGCTGTCCGGTAGGGGGACGGCCGCGTTCAGCTCCGCGTTGCGGGCATGCCAGGCGGCAAGATGGCTTTCTATCGTGGTCAT